ATAATATTTCTTCGAGACCAAACTGGTAATTGCATAAATGGTATAAAAGAAGATGAACCAAGTACAACTACCTGGTGAAATGATTTATGATTTAGCTTTAGGATATTTTGTTCTAAGAACTTTTGATAATCTCTTGCATTTGAAGCCTGGTTTATAAGATTACCATTTTGATATATTTCGAACTTCCCTGGTTTTATACCTCTTACAATCTTAAAGTCATGACTTCCTATTGTCATTTCAACTGTAACGATAGTACCTTTTTTATTGATACTATTAATCATTTGGTCTTTCTTTATATCTCTATGAGGTTTACCAAATAAGCCAAACGATAAAGCATCTAATAAAGTAGATTTGCCTGCGCCATTTTGGCCAATGATTAATGTTGATGGTGTTCTATCTAATTGTATTTTTATTGGGTCACTTCCAGTGGATAGAAAATTCTTCCACTCACATGATTTAAAATGTATCATACTACCTCGAGGTTTTGTGCTTCTGTATATAGCTTTCTTAATTCAACTTTGATATGTTCTTTATCTAAGTCGGTATCTACAGCTTCAACATAAGAATCTAGAAGTTCATTCGTATCTTCAAGGGATATTTTCTCGTCTTGTACGCTTTCTCCCAGATACTCTTCAAAAGATTCAGCAATCTTTAATTCATATGTTTCAATGTTTTGTAATCTATCAACAAACTTATCAAACATATACAAGTCATTTTTATTTATAACAATCAGCTTAATAAAATGTTTCTCAAACTGACTGACATCTATTTTGTCATAATCAGTTTTTAAGTCGTCGTATATAACCTTTTTGAATATGGTTATTGGATTTCTTACAGCTTCGATTTCTCTTGTTTCAGTATCAAGGATATGAAAGTACTTAGGGTCATCTACATCAGCCCAGGTAAATTCCATTTGAGAACCAAGATAAGTCACATTTCCCTGGCTTGATTTAGTATGGAAATGACCTGATAAAACCATTTCAAATCTTGAAAATACATCAGCACTCATTCCATGTGGATTAGGCATCCCTGCCATCATGTCGAATCCTTTCAATTCCAAATGAGCTCCTAATATTGGAGCTTTGCATTGCATAGCCCATTTAGTATATTCTTGATAGTTTGCGTTATTAATCCAAGGTATAACTGCAACTCCAAGTCCATCGTAATCAAGAACAGTTGGCTTCATTACAATATTTACATTAGAAGTAAAATAACCTAAGAGTTCTTTAAGTGAACATAACTCATTAGTATTCTTAAAATAAACATCATGATTACCAGGAATGATATCCATAGTAATTCCAGCATCACGTAAAGGTTCTAGAAAATGTTTACGATTTTGATTAAGAGCTTTAAAGTTGACAAACTTACGATGTTCATAATAGTCTCCTAAGTGTAATATGTTCTTAATGTTATGTTCTTTTAGATAAGGAAAAAATACCTCTTCATAAAAGCGTTCTTGATATTGTAAAAAAATATCACTGCTATTCCTAACACCGCAATGAGTGTCATTCAATATTGCTACCTTCATGTTGCTCTAGATGCTGCCACTTGTTTTGCGAGTTTACTCATTTTTCTTTGAGCTCTTGCAATTCTTTTGTGTGACTGTTTGATTAATAGCATTTGAGCCATTACGTTATCTCTTCGTTCTTTTCTAAGAGCAGTCTTTCTAATTCTTTTTTTCATAACACGAATGTGTCTTTGATTTTGTTGTGTACTTACTTTTTTCATTACATAAACAGCTCAAGTTTTTCTTTCTCTCGCTTCTTCTCCTCTTTTGCAAATTTCTTAATAGCTTCATCTTTAGTACGTATAGTACCAATCCTTTGTCTTAATGTATCAACATAAGCCATCGTTTGTTCAGCGCCTTCATTGTCCATACCCATTTGAACAAAATCTTCAATACCCATTTTCTCAATGAATTTAAATTTGATATCTTGTTGTTTCTTTTCTTTAGTTATTCTACGTATAAAAGCAAAATAACATATTTGAGTGAAGTATGAAAATGCGTTAGGTTTACCTGTTCTTGTAGCAGTTTCAATGTTATAGTTTCCTATTGCTCTTAAGCAATTTTCAACGGCATCCATAACCATTTCTTCTCTATAAGTGTACCGAACGAAGTTCGGTCTGTGAGACAGTCCTTCTGATATTCTAATGAAACATTTTGCAATGTAATCAGGAACAGTAGGAACTTTTTTATTAGCCTTTCTGCGTGCATGAGCTTCTACTGCATAATCCATAACGGCTTCAGAGAATTCTCTATTGTTAACGTAATGTGGTTTATCTTTTGGTTTGACCTTAGTCATAATATTTTCTCCATAATATACTATTATACCACATTTTGGCGTAAAAGTAAAGGAATAATTTAATTAAATTTATTTCACTTTTTTGTGAAAAAGTCCTTTACATTTGCCTGTTTTTATGGTATAATATATTAACACCCGGAGCGGTAGAGGATACTATATTAATGTAGTGTTCTCTTCTTATCCAGCTCATTGAGTGGTTCCTCATCATATAAGTCAGTACCAGTTGCAAGACGAGACTCGTACTCTTGTAAGAGCTCTTGGTCTGTTTTGGTCTGAACCGTTTGAATCGGATTATCCATTTTAAGAGCAAAGTTTACATACGTATCTTTTATAGTCTCTGCTATAGGTACATGCTGTATTATATTATTCTTAAAAACTTTAAATTGTTTTGCTTCGCTGAAAGGAAACCATGCTACAAATTGTATACCACCCAACACACTTGGATTGAGTTTAACTGGTCTTTCAATGATAAAGTTATCATCATTCTTAATAGCGACAAGACCGATAATCTCTTCGCCATTCATTAATTTGAAGTGTCTTATATTTAATCCTTCCATATTATATATTTATATCAAACATTTTGTAGTTAAATCGCTCTTTAGAATATATTTTAATTCTTTCAGCTGCATGTTGTAGGGTATAGTTCTTTTGATTTTTCCAGTGTAAGTCATCTGCTATATCATATATCTTTGTATCTTGACCATCTTCACTCTTCCTTAATCCTCTCCCGATTGATTGTAGGACTCTAATTTGACTCTTGCTTGGAGAGGCAAATATAATATTATGAAGATTACGTATATTAATCCCAGTAGAAAAAGTCCCAATACTTGCGACAATAATCGCATCTTTCTCTTTCTCGGTAATCTCACGGACTGACTCTCTTGTATCGACATCGGTTTCTCCAGATACGTAAAATAGCTTTCTTTTTTCTGGCATTTTATCCTGCAACATTGAATGTAAAGGTTTGCCATGTTTATCCACATAATTAAAGAGTATCAATGTATTTCCTTTTTGGTCTAAAGCTAAATTACTTATAAAGGTATTTCTTGGTTCATATCTTACAATAAAATCTAGTTCTTGTTGATATTTCTCTTTAACTATCTGCTTACAGTATTCTTCTTTATATTTTAATATAAGTATATTTATATCTAATTGACTTAAATCGTCATTATCCATTAATTCTTTTGTAGTTGTCACTTGATATACTGGACCAAATAATCCTTCCAATACAAGCTGATGAGTTTGAGTTCCGTCCAATGTTCCAGTAGTACCAATACGATATTTTGCTTCAGTACATTTCTCTAATATACTCGTTAACGACTTAGCTTTAAAATTATGTGCTTCATCTCCTATCACCATCCCAAACCCGGCAAACCAAGATTGTGGTAATTTATAAACAGATTGCCATGTTGATATAATAACTCTCTGATTTACATCATGCTTCTCTCTACCTGAATATATTCTATGGCAATTATCTGCATGAGACCAACTATCCTTAGAAGAATAGTCTCCGAAATCAGAATACATTTGCTCTACCAATGATGTTGTAGGTACTATAAGCAAAACATTACCTTCAAAAACATCGAGGTAATATCTTATAGCTAAATATATGATTAAACTCTTCCCAGAAGCAGTAGGTGATAATAATAAGGATTTCTCTTGAGAAAGCGTGTGCGAGAGTCCCTCCAACTGATATTGTCTAGGTGTTATATCCCCACCATTCACAGAAAGGGACATTTGTGATAATAGTCCATTTATGTCAGGGCTGAGGGCGGAGTCGAGTGCACCATAGGTAGGCGAATCTATCACTTCTAGGTTATAATCCCTCACGTCACAAAACTCACGCAAATATTTGTGCAATCCTGTGTATAATGTTTTCTTTCTAGAGTCAAATAATCTTATTTTGCCATCCCACATTCTATTTCTATATGCAGGCATAAACTTATAACCTGGAACAAAAAACTGGAAATGTTCTGATAGTTCCATCTCAATTGATGGGTTGCATTGGATGTTTAAGAAGACTTCATTCTTCTTTTGAATAGTGACAGTATCCATTAGACTCCGCTAGTAAATTTTCTCCACTCAATCATGTTTTTTATATTTTGGTGTCGCCATTTAACGTTTTCTAATATCTCTTTTAATGTACTACAAACTTCTTCAAGATACTGTATTTTTGCTTGATGTTCTTGTATCACTGGGTCAGCATTATAGTAATAGTCCATATCGCCTTTTAATACAGTGAGTCCATTTAATGGGTCATAGTCCCAGCCTTTTTCATCTATCTGTTCTTTACTCATTTTGCCATTATAATGCATCCACTTGTCTTTAAGTATAACCTTAAATTCAAGTTCAGCTTTCTTGAGTTTCATACGATTTATTGAAAGAAGTTCTAGGTATTTACCATGTAATTTAGCGGAATCTCTTGACGTCTCATCTAAATTCATTTCATCGATAATTGAGTCAGTTTTCCACATTTCTAAGATTTGTTGCAAATTATTCATAATATATATTATACCATATTTTAGTGTATTTGTAAACGGTTTTTTTACTTAAATTCAAAATAAGTGTAACCAAATCCAACATCCATTTGAACAAATTCAACGCTTTCAGCTTGCGCGTTAAATTCTATAGGTGCCATACTTGTTGGAAACACTCCTTTGAATTCAACTTCTTTAACTACATTATTGTGAGATGTAAGTATAAGAAGAGTAGCATCGACTTTTAAATCTTCTGCATCTTTTTGCTGAGCAATTTTATGCATCCAATCAAAAGTCTCTATATAGTTATCTAGGTTTTCTGTTATATTAATACGTAATGATAAATCATCAAATGTAATTCTATCACCAGTAAATGCTAAATTTACTCCACGATAACTTTGTTCAGCTTTAGTCATATTAAGACCTGGCAACGTAGCTGCAACAGCAAAATATTCTAAATTAGGATAAAGATTGCTGGAAATTTTAAATTGAAATCCTACTGGACTTAAAAAATTCTTATTTGTAGTTAACGTTGCCATATATCTATTTATAATAAATAATTACTTACTATTAACAAACTCGTTTAATTCACCAGCAATTGCTATCACATCACTTGCGCTAATTGAAGCAGATGGTAAAGGTTTCTTATCATCCGGATGATTATCATTGTGCATATAAATTGCATCAACTTTTCTCTGGATGTTTTGCTCTAATAAACCTTGAGCTTGGTGTAGTAAGTCGGCTCTTATTTCAAAGCCTGATTTTCCGTTTGACATATTTTTCTCCTGTGTGTATGTGTCTGTACTTTAGTGTACCTATTATATATACACATAAAAAAAGGGTCTCCGAAGAAACCCTTTAGTCGAATTAGATTTAACTAATTACAGTTTACACCATAATGTCGTCAACTCTGAAGATTCTGAAGTACTGGTTAGCACGGTTAGTACCGACGCCATCAGCAGCTACGAATGGATTTGCAACCATACCGTATCTTGTTTTGAATCCCATTCTTGGTTGGAAGTCGTTCTCACCCACTGCTTTAACCATAGTTAAAGGTACGTAAGGACAGTAGAACATACCAGCGTCATACGGGTTTGTTCCTCTATAACCAACACAAACAAAGTCTTGAGTAGCATAAGGGTCTATGTAAACTTTAACTCTTCCGTTAAGAACACCAGCAAAAGTATTACCTGTGTCATCAACGTTTAAGTTAGCTGATAAAGCTGGAGTATAATCCAACATTCCAGCAGCTGCTAAAGCTGAAGCAACGTCTGAAGAACAGATAACAAAATTACCTTTTCCACGTCTTGTTTCTTTAGCGATAACGTTACATTCTCTCTCTATTTGCATGATAAGACCTTTAAATCTTTCTACCATCCATCTACCGTCTGAGTCTGTGTTAACATCAAAAATACCTGAAACAGCAGTTGAAGTTTGTAAAGCACCAATTTTTGCTTTAGTTAGAATAGTTCTAACAACTTCTCTGTTGATTTCAGCTAAAATTTCAGCTGATAAGATATTAGCAAGTTCGCCTTCAGCGTCCAATCCATGAACTGCTTTAAGGTCTTGTGCTAATTCCATTGTGTACTCAGCTTTTAGAGCTCTTGACTTAGCTGTTACTGTTGATTTCTCGATTGAGAACGCCATCTCTCCGAAAGCGCCATCACCAGTTTCGCCAACTCCTAATCTTTCAGCAGCGGCTGTGGATAAACCAGAACCGAATGTTGAAACAGTGTCA